CGCCGGGGGTCATTGCGTCGGCCATTCCACACCTCCCCATAGCGGCAGCGTGCCGACGGGGTAGCTGACGTTCGCGGTCGGCGTCTCCAGCGCGTAGTCACTCAGCCCCTCGACAGACCCGATAGCGTTACGGATGCGCGAAATCAGCAGCGTGCCGCCGGGTTCGCCCTCACGCTCGACCAAGTCGCGCAAACTCGCCTCCACGAGCGATCGGTTCGCCGCCGTATCGGGATCGATCCACAGGCGCGGGCGGATTTCCTCGGTCGCCGGCGCAACGACGTACACACTCGCCTGTACGTTGCGCTGCTCCTCGATATGCTCGAAAACCGCCTGCAGCAGCTGCGTAGAGGGCAATGGGCCATCGCTGGCGTCATCCGCCATGATTCGTATAACGATCGTCCCCAGCCCCATGCCCAGCGGGTCCTCCCACGCCCGCGTCACGCCCGGCACTTCCAGCGCCCAGGCTGCCCAGTCGCCCTCGGCACCACCGCGTGGCACACGCGCCCGGCGCTGTATGATGCGATCTCGCCAGCTCTCGAATGCCTCCAGATCAGCGCCGCCGCTCAGCCCGTTGTCACCCACCACCCCTACGCTCGATATACCTGGCAGTGGCGACACCAGGCGCAGCTCGGTGCCGGCGGATTGGTCACCGGCCGCGCCAGCAGCAACGGCTGACACCTCGACCGTGGCGGAACCGCCAGATATCAGCTCTGACGCCAGGATCTCGTACTCCTGGTCGTCCACCTGCAGTCGTGTACCTGCATCCACCAGGGCACCCTCGGCGCCGGACATCACCACCGGCCCGGTCGACACTCCGGGCTGTCGCCTTGGCACCCCGGCGCTGTGCAGCACCAGGTTTTCGTCGTCGCATGTTTCCGGGAACAGCTGACGCTCCAGCCACTGCAGATATCCATACAAGCCATGCACCAGGCCGGCATTGCTATTGCCCATCAGCCGCGTCAAACGGCTGGAGAGCGCCGCCTGATCCGGCGACAGTCGCGACAGCTGATCGGCGTCGATGCGATCGATCAGCTCTGCCAGTGTCGGTCGTTTAAACGCCATATAACCCTCCGTTACGCGGCTCGCTGCCAGACGTATTCATATTCGCGCGCCAGCGCCGCGCCGGCACCTCGGCGGATCTCGATGCGGAGCATCAGCACGCCGCGCCGCAGGTTCGTCGCCTCGACCACCACCTCGCTGGCCACGCCGTCCTCGGTCAACCAAACCAGCGCTTCATCCGCGTACTCCTCGGCGCGCCTCAGCACCTCGTCCAGCTCTTTCTCGCGGCTCAATAGCCAGAGCCGCGAGCCCTGCAGACGATCGCTGTACGCATCAGCCCAGTAGCCTCGCCGGTCGCTCGATCCGGCCGGCAGCGGATCGGCCTCCAAGGCGCGCCGATCAGTGAACAGCGACAGAATCATCGCTGTTTCCAGCCCCTCGTCAGTCGCCAGATCTCCGCCCGACAGCGCCAGATCGAACAGCCTGGCCATGGCGTCATAGCGCAGCGCGATATCCATCACTTCATGCCCTGGTTCGGTGCGGCCGTCGGGCCGCCGTTGTCGTTCTCGTCGTGATTGTGGCCGTTGTAGGTGTCGCGCATCGACTGCATCGAGCTTGTTGCGTCAGTGATCTGGCCACCGGCCTTGATGTTGCCGGTCACCGTGAAGATCGGCGTGTCGTAGGTCACGCTGGTCGACGCCTTTACCGTGACCACCGGCGCGCTCACGTCCAGTTGCGCGCCTGCCGTCACCCCGATCACGCGCCCGCGTTTCATGCGGATCTCGTCGCCCTCGTCGGTGTACATGCACACCTCGCCAGCCTGCAGGCCCTTGACCCGATAACGACGGTCATCGACCGCGAGTGCCACCAGGTGGGCGCGGGCACCACCGACCGCAGCGATGATCGCTTCGGCGCCGGGGTGCGGGTGGCTCGTATAGCCGTAGTTCTGGAACCGCTCGGCGTCCGCCGGCTGGTCGCCGAGCATCGTGATCTGGACGCTCTGCAGCTTGAGCGAGTCATCGACCAGCTTGACCACACCCCGGCTGACGATAAGCCGAAGGCGGCGCCAGATCGGGCCGAGGACACGGGCGTAGGTGCTGCGCTGATCGGCCATCACCACCCCCAGCCCGCAGGCGTGCCGGCGCTGCCACCGCCACCGCTCGTCGACGGGGCGGACTCGGGGATCGGCAACGGCTCGAACGCCGCCGGCGGCGCGACACGCAACTCGGCAGTGCGGCCCTGTTCGCTCTCGACAAGCTGCACGTCGCTGATCAGCAGGCGCTCGTCGAGCCCGAGATAGGCGTCGCGCACATGCACCAGGTCACCGGGGCGCCAGACGCCCTGCTCATGGCGCCAGGTGCCCACGGTGTACGTCACGCCCCGGCCCTTGGCCCAGCGCATGCGGGACTCCAGCTCGGCGCGGGCCTTGCAGTCCGCACCGTCCGCCGGCGTGTCGCAGACGATCAGCGTCTGGCGCGGGGATCTTACTCGCGGGTCCATCGCACTGCCGCGCGGACCGGACGCCTGCTCTCCGTACCAGTTGTCGGTGCCGCCGGTTTGCCCCTCGACCACGTACTGGTTAAAGCGGTCGCGGTCGCTAAACACGCCCGAGCCCCGGCGGATGTTGCCCCCAAGCTCCAGCGGCGTGCGGATCTCGCGCTGCACCGCATGCACGATCACCAGGCGCCCCTGGGCGTCGCTGACGATTCGCGCGCCCCGGATCTGCGCCGCCCGCTCGATGGCTTCGGCGATCGGCTGCCCGTCCTCGAGCGCGAAAGCGCGGAACGGCTTGGTGGCGCCCACGTTGTCGATAACTTCGATCCCGTAAGGGTTGGCCAGCGCCTGGGCGATCTGCAGCAACGTGCGACCGTCGAAGCGGCGATCAGCGCCGCTGCAGTCGACCAAATCGGCCGCCTTGCTGCGACCGCGTGCGGCGATCGTATGACGGGTCGCGTCGTAGTCCGGCAGCACTTCGTCCAGCCAGCCGGTCACCACCAGCTCGTCGCCGACGTGGACCGTGCACGCCTCGCCAGGCGTGACCGGCCGCACCTGGCCGGACTCGGACCAGCGCTCGGTCAGCGTCAGCTCGAACTCGTCGGCGATCTGCTCCAGCGACAGCCGGATGCGGACCTCCTGCCAGCCCTGGTGCCGCTGGCTGCCGACCTGCAGGATCACGGGATCTCTAGTCACTCAGCACCTCCAGCGTCATGCCACCGCGCAGCGCGCCGGGGTGCCGCACGCCATTGCGCACACAGATCTCATCAGCCCGCGTCGCATCGCCGTACAAGCGGTGCGCCACCACCAGCGCCGGCAGCGTTACCTGGGGCGTATAGGTCGAAAGGCCCGGACGCGCCACGGCACGCTGGCGCAGATCAGAAACCACGGCATGCCGCAGCACCTGAAACGCCTGATAGACCTCATCGCTGACCACGCCGGCCTCGGCTGCCGCCTGCCCGGTTGCCGTGCCCGCGTTGGCGCCATTGCCGGTACCGCTCAGCGATAGCGCGGGGTCGTTCGTACGCACACCAGCGGCCAGCGCCAGATCGATGAGCGCCAGGGTATCGTCGCCGGTCGCCTCGGCGTCGCTGCGGCTCATCCAGTCCGTATCCGCGACGATACGCGCTGCCGTCACAGCGGCCGCACGCCCGACCAGCTGACGCGCGAGCCGAATGTTCGACGCTCGCTGCTGCCGCCACGGCGTTTCCTCTGCCGGCGCCTCGACCGCCGCGCTGGCTCCAACGATGCCGACCAGTACCCGCGCCGCGCGAGGCGGAGTGCCGGGGGTCAACATGACTCGTGACGCCGTCTCGCCGCTGGTGTTCGCGGTACTGACAGACCCAGCCGGCACCGCCGTGAGCGTCGAAGCGCCGCCGACCAGCCGGCTCCGATCGCTATACAGGTCCAGCGCATTGACCGGGCGCATGACCGCGTTGCGCAGCCGGTTGAATCCACCCATCACGATGCCAGCCAGATTCGCCGGGAAGCGGATCACGTCCGCCAACTGATCCGCGACACCGCCGACGACGCTTTCCAGACCATCGAACAGCGCGCGGACATCACGCAGCATCACGTCCAGCGATACGCCCAACAGCCCATCGATGCTCCAGTCGTCCAGAAAATCGCCGAGCAGCGACGTTTCGGCCGCGTCGGCGGCCTGCAGCACCTCGCGCCGGGTATCCAGCGTCGTCGCCGGGTAGGCTTCCAGCCCGCTCTCGGCGAACGTCACCTGGAAGGTGCACATGCCCAGCGCGCGGGTAGATTCGCTCCAGCGCGGGTCTATGGCCACGGCCGAAAACGTCCCCAGGAACGGATGCACCAGCGTCGCCGCGCCGGGCGCGTCCAGCGCCTCGATCAGCCGATCGCGCTGGATGTCGTAATCGTCTCCGGCAACGAAGAACGACAGCCGCCATTCCTTCGCCGCGCGGCCCATGTCCTCGCTGTACGGGCGGTCGCGGCGTGGGTATTCATGGATCAACCAGCGCCGGCCGCCATTCGTGTCGGCCCGCTCCACCCAGAATTCGACGCCCCGGAACGAGCCGCGCAGCTCCGGGTCGATTCGATCACGCCAACTCATGTGCTACGCTCCGGTCGGTACGATTGGACAAAAAAAGGGGAATAGATCCATGAAATACATTGATGATGTCATCAGCCTGGCCGTTGGCATTGCAGCCGGCGTTGGAATTTACCTGGCCCTGGACGGCGCCCACTGGAGCGTTCCGTTGATCGGCGGCGTCTTCGTGGCGATTTGCTTTCGCGCAGCGGCTCTCAGGCATCGCGCAACACAGAACCAGGCCGAAAGGCGTTAGCAGATTCATGGCATCATCCCCAACATTCCCGCCTCGACGTTGAACCCAAGGCCCCCGTTTTGCCGCGCCTCGGTGACGCGGGGCCGGCCCTCCGAATCCACCACGATGCGCAGCTCGCCGCCGATGTCCGCGCGCGTCGCCGCTGGTATTGCCGCCTGACGACCGTCTGCCACCGGCGCGCCGAGTGCAGCGGCGGGCGAGGCGGGAACCGCCGGTGCCGCCACGCCCCCGATTCCCAAACCATCGCGAGCCCAGTCCGGCAGCCAGCTGGTCAGGCCGTCCAGCTTGCGCGATAGCCACCCCGTCAGATCCTGCCACTGCGACTCGATCCCGCTTTTCAGGCTCTCGATCCACTGGCTGCCGATGTCAGTCAGCGAGACGCCATCGAAGGCGCTACCCACCGCGTCGGCCCGGCCGCCCAGCCAGCCGCTGACCGCCGACCAGGCATTACCCAGCCCACCGAGTAGACCGTCGAGCACCCTCCGCCCGGTGTCGATCAGCGACACGCCATCGAAGGCGCTACCTACCGCGTCGGCCCGGCCGCCCAGCCAGCCGCTGACCGCCGACCAGGCATTGCCCAGCCCACCGAGGAGACCGTC